TCCGCAGATCACTCCAACTTCTTGGGACAGAACGCAGGTAGAGAAGCGTTGTTAGCTTGTCACTCAACATTCATAGGTAGACACGCTGGTTGTGGTGCCACGAGTGCTTGTCACTCAACATTCATAGGTAGACACGCTGGTTGTGGTGCCACGAATGCTAGTTGCTCCATTGCAATTGGTTCATGTGCGATTCCGACAGGACCGCAACAGTTCATCCTTGGTTCATCCGCGTATCCTCTCAGTGTGTTACCCGGCGACACCATAACCTCATCTGTATCCGTTCTACGGATCGGTGTTAATGGACAATTCTTCAACCTTCCACTACTCGCAATACCTTAAAGTATAGTAAGCTAATCCTAGCTTAAAAATCGAAGTTGTAGTGGAATCCTTCAAACTGTTGATGGAGCGGTCCCAGTATCTTCTTACTATCATCCACCTGTGGTTTGATTACAGGTCTTATGGTGTGTAGATCCGTGAAACCGTGTTCAGAATCATTCTCAACAGTATACTGAGCAACATTATCGAAATCGTGTTCATAGTAGTTCTTATCTAGGAATCGATAGACTTCCTTCATCACCCTTTTTGGATCCGATGTGAGGGTGTCATAATCGAGTAGGTGTATCTTACTACCGTTTCCCCTAATAAAGGCATCTTGTATGGCGTTGAACGTTCCTCCCACCAAACCGTTTCCGTCCATCCACATGTTGATACGGTTCATGATAGTATTCATACTGGGATCGTTCTGCATTGGACTATCAACATTTGATAGCTCTTTTCTGTAAAGCTTCTCCATTGAGGCGAGAATACAGGTCATTTTCCTTGTGGTGGTGATAATCTTGACTGAGTTATCCATACACATTTCCAAGGTTTCAATTAGGGGCATCCAAGCTCTGGATTTGTTGAAAACCACGGGACGGTCAGTATCACTATGATATGATTGTAGAAGACCATTAATGATTGGTATCCTTTTTTGTGGTTTCTCCGATGCTTTCACAATGGGGCTGGTTTTCCAGAATTGGTTGATACCGCTAACAATCTCGGACAATCCACTAGTTGGAGTCACATGAAAATCTGGGTTTTGAGCCAGAATATTACAGAACAGTGTTGAGCCAGATCTTGGCATTCCATTTACGAAAAAAACTTCTTTGTCATTCATGGATTTATTTATTGTATTAGTGTTTTTTGTCAATAAATAGATTCATGAGCAAATTCGCAGTATTTCATATTGAAGGTGGTATCGGAAAAAACGTAGCAGCAACTGCTGTAATCGAAGCATATAAAAGGGAACACACCGATAGACAGATAATTGTTGTCACAGCATGGTCACAGGTATTTGAAAATAACCCAAATGTTGACAGAGTCTATATACACGGTCAGACACCCTACTTCTATAAAGATTACATTTATAATAAAGATGTGGTGGTATTTGCCCATGACCCATACAAGGAAACACCCCATGTGACACAGCAACAACACTTAATTGAAACTTGGTGTGAAATGGTTGGAGTGGGACACAAGGGGGAACTCCCACGATTGAGTATTAACTTTAGGGAAGAGGAAATCGCTAGAAATTTGATGGCCAATGATACTGGAAAGCCTATTCTATTGTTTCAACCTTTTGGTGGACCGGGTAAACACTCACAAGAATTCCCCTACTCTTGGACAAGGGACATCCACCCCGCAATAGCACAATCAATCGTCAACGTATTATCTCAAAAGTATCACGTTGTTCATATATGCTATGATTTCCACCCAACCCTCAATGATTGTGTGAGAGTTGACCAAGAACTACCCAAAAATGTGTTGTTCGCTTTACTCAACAACTCCGATGATAGAATCCTTGTCGATTCGTCCCTGCAACACGCTGCCGTTGCTCTCAATAAGAGATCGACAGTCGTTTGGGTAGCAACTAACCCAACCATCTTTGGATATGAGTTACATAGAAACGTCACACCAAACAAGAGATTTTTAGAGGGAACCAAACACTCCTATCTATTTGATTACAACTTCACTGGTGATATCGGGGAATGTCCATACAATAACCCCAATGAGATTTTCAATGCCAGTGATATTATCGGCACTATGCTCGATTAATAATATCCACCGTAAACATCACCATCGTTACCGCTGGTCGATTCTGGGAATATGTCTGTTTGGACTACTTCATCAACATCACCATCGTAGTTTTTATTGTCATCGATGTCGGATGATAGTTCTGGGAACATAGTGGAACTAAGCTTACCAAAGTAATTGTTATCAGCGATTTGCTTATTCTCAGCTTCTCTAGGTTCATTGGTGGTGAAGTCGTTTTCACTACGAACACCTCTCAGTCTCCAGATGTAGTGACCCATCACTGGATTTAATTGACCAGCGTCTTGATCCAACACTTCAGTGATTTCAAATATTTTAGCACCCCTATCATTTGGTCTATCACAACCAAGCGCAGTTATCACAACCTTATCTTGGGATTTGGGTTCCACCACTCTGGTAGTCCCATTATAAGCACTCAATCCACTAAATTTGTTTGTGAAGTCAGTTATGTGTAGGTATAGTGTTATAGTATCTGGTGAGTCAAATCCTCCCAGAGCGTATATCGGTGATTCTTCTTCCAGTTGCACGTATGCCTTGATGGTGGTCGGTCCCAACCAATACATGGTAGTATGTTCACCATAAACAATGTTCATCGATTGGGGATCGAAGTTATTCACATAGTAATCCACTTCAATACCGAAATTATTGATAAGTTCATCAAACCCACCATCAAATATGGCTCTCTCGGCTTGATAGTCTGAAGGATCCGCAAAACCAGCGCAGTCTCTATCGAATACACCAGCAAATAGGTTCGATGGTTCTAAACAAGATAACGGTGTGGCATAACATCCCATATTACTTCTCCTCCTTTGTTATCTCCACGATTTTCCCACATGGTTGTCCATGATTATTCACGAACATTTTTAAAATTTGATTTGAGTTTTTTCTTTTAACTTCTTTACCGTCTTGAAATTCGATACCGTTCAAATCCCCCAGTTCTTTGTAGAGATCATCACCGATTAGTATCTCTCCTGCTTTCCGCATTTTTTCGTAAGGACCCTTATTCCAAGGGATTTTCCTAGACATCGGATCTATAGTAATGTTTGCCCCTTTTTTATTACTGGGGTGGACACTAGCCTTTGCTGTGCCTGTTGCATCATTGTGTCTATACTCTAGAAAGAATTCTACGAAAGGTTTCATCAATAGTATTTAACAAAAAAGGGGAGTCATAATGACTCCCCTCTTAGGATATTTATTTTTGTTTAATTCAACGGAAGAAGTCTTCCGCTTGTCTTAGATCAGAAACTTTGTTTTGTTTGCCCATATCAGGTTGTTTAGCACCTTTGAGAGCGTGACCATGATCACCGTCATTACCGACTTTATCAGTAGTTCCAACGACCTTGGTAGTTTGATTCTTTGGTTGTGGTTTACCTTTGACTTTATTGTTTTTACCATCGTCAGGTTTCTTAGCACCTTTGAGAGCGTGTCCTTCAGTTCCATCGTTACCGACTTTGTCAGTAGGAAGAGCGTTTTCTTCATCCTCATCATAGGACATTTCATCGTCATCTTCTTCCATGTCTTCTTCAGGTGCGTCATCGAAATTGTCTTCGAAATCGAGGTCTCCCTCTTCTTCGCCGCCTTCATCGAGGACACCCATTAAAACTTCATGAAGTTGGTTAGCAAGTTCTCTATCTAGGGTGATAGTTACTTGGTCGCCTTCATCTTCAAATTCTCCATCACCGAATTCATCGTCATCGGGTGCGTCACCTAAACCGAGAGCATCAATCTCTTGGTTTTCGTATTCTTCACCCATAACGGATTCGTACAACTCATCAAATGCTGATTTTTTTGTCATAAACTTATTTAGTGTTCGTTTGGCAATTTTTTTACATTCTTTAACGATATCTTCTTCTGCTTCCTCATTTTGAGCACCCTTTGTCAATCTTTCGAGTTCTGCTGTGATATTTTTTCTATCTTTATCTGATAGGTCATCATCTTTTAACTTGTTTTCTAGTTTGGTGATAGGATCCTCGGATTCTTCATCCTCATCCATACTGAGATGGTCTGGATCGTCCAATACTTCATGGTATCCATCAGCATTGTTAGGACCGTCCCCCTCGACACCATACATACCCATAAAGGCATTTTTAGGTTGTTTGGGGACTTTTTTAGATTTGCTAATGTTGTCATTAGCACACATTCCACAGTCTTCTTCTACAACACTGACACCCTTGAAAAGGTCTCCATACATGTCACCGAGAGTAACGCTATCTTTTTTGGTCATACATATATTTATCCGATCTGTTTAAATATTATATAGAATGCCACCAAAAAACAAAAAACAACAATATATGGGTAACCCAGATCTACCCACAGCAAACGCTGTTCACGAATATACACCCGAAATGGTGGACGAGCTTGAAAAGTGTAGAAACTCCCTATTATATTTCGCTGAAAACTACTTCTACATCATCGATCCAGATGAAGGTAAGAAGGTTATTCCACTGTTTGAATACCAGAAAAGACTCGTTCAAGCGTTGGATGATAATAGATTTAATATTGTTCTCTCTTCTCGTCAATCGGGTAAAACTACATGTATGACCATATTGGCTCTACACGAAGCCTGTTTCAATGAGCATAAGAATGTGGTTATTGTGGCGAACAAAGAGGATACAGCAAAAAATATATTTAAACGTGTAAAATTGGCATATCAGGAATTACCGAATTGGTTGAAGCCGGGTATCAAGAAGTGGGGCGACACTGGCGTTGAGTTCGCTAATGGTAGTGAGATATCGATATCCACCACTACTGGTAACGCTGCTCGTGGTAAAACCATTAACCTTCTTCTACTGGACGAACTCGCCTTCATTGAGCCTGAGAGTATCGTTGAGGATTTCTGGAGATCTGTATACCCCACAATTTCCAGAGCGAAGACTTCAAGGATTCTCATCACATCGACTCCCCATGGAGTTGGTAATTTATTTTATAGAATTTATACAAGTGCTCTTAAAAAGGAGAATCGGTTCCATTACGAGAGAATCGATTGGTGGGAAGTGCCGGGTAGGGACGAGACGTGGAAAGAGGAACAAATCAAAGATCTTGGATCATATGAGTCTTTCCAACAGGAGTATGGCAACGAATTCATCGACAACAGCCAAACATCCATCGATCAGGAACTTTTCGAGAAATTATCACAAGAATGTTGTGAGCCGCTGCACATATTAAAGGATGGTGCATATAAGATATGGGAAGAATATAATCCCGAAAATATATATGCCATTGGTGGTGACGTGGCTGAAGGTGTTGGTCTGGATGCTAGTGTTCTTGAGGTGTTTGATATCACTAATCCAAAGGAAATCCTCCAAGTTGCGGAATATCACAACAATAAGATAGGACCCTCCGAATTCACAAACGTAGTCAATGAAATCGCTAGTCACTGGGGTAGTCCACTATTATTAATAGAGCGTAACAACCAAGGAACTGGTGTGTGTGACAGGATGAATGATGAATTTATATATCAAAACTTGGTATCTTGGGGTTCTAAAGTAGCACACAAAAATACACAGAACGGTATGATATCCCACATCAATACAAAATACAAGGCGGTATTGAATATGCGTTATTTCGTAAATGAATCACAAGCAATTAAATTTAGATCCATGGAATGTCTAAAAGAATTTAAAACCTTTATAAGATATCCCAATGGTTCTTGGAAAGCAAAAGGCGGAGAACATGATGACAGAGTCATGGCTTCTGTGTGGGCTTTGATGGCTCTCTTTAAAGATATCACTGAGATGTATTTCGAAGTTGAGGAAGTCGATGAATGTGACAAACCACTCAAAATATTACCAATCGACATGGAATTGCACCGTTACAGACCATCGACATCGATATATGATAACGAGGAAGTCAAAAGAATTGAACATTCCAATATATCTCCCATAGTTTTTGGTGGTGTGGGTTCCATGGCAATGAATGATATGGCTGAATTGGAGGCTGCTGGTTGGGAATTCCCCGAAAACTCCATCCATCGTAATCCAGATAGAAATGTTTCTGCCGATGATTGGGCGACCATTGACAAATACTTCGGCTAACTGGTTTGATCCATTGACAATCAGTTAGCACTTCATTTCCTAGAAAAAAACAAACCATGATGGGTAAATGGTGTTAAATATTTTTAATGCCAACGGAAATTAAGCAGTCGTATTTGAATAGAGCGAGGACAGATAAGTTCCTCCTCGTATTCGACCTCCCTCCTATTTTAAAACAAATTCAGAGGAATTATACGAGAGATAATGATACCATCATACCTGATAGTGTGCAGTTTAGTGTGTATAATGCCGCACTACCGGGTGTTACCGTAAAGGGAGTCGCCACACGATTTGCTGGTGATACTCTATATGTATCCAGTCACAGTAAAGACCCATACCCCCCCGTAAATCTAAAATTTGCAGTTGACGGTGGATATAACAATTATTGGGCTATCTATCAGTGGTTAAATCTCCTTCATGACGAAAAAACTGGTCAATTCAATGATTTGGGTATTCGTGTTGATGGCAATTTCTCCGATTATCAGACTGATATATCTCTATATGGTATTGATGAATATGACGAGAGAGTAATCGAATTTAAATATACCAAGGCTTTTCCTACCAGTCTCGATGAATTGGTATTTCAACAACAAGCGACTGGTGATGTGGAATTACAATCAGGCTTCTCATTCCTATTTTCACAGATGCATATACAGCTACTGGATTGTGATAGATACAATCAAACTTTGACGTGAACGGCATGGAATAAATATTATCTATACTTAATTTGAAAATTTCAAGCTAAAAAGGCTAAATAATTCCATGCGAACTCCCTGTGTTGAGATTAATGACATTCCTTACCACGGTTACGTTTATATGTGGTGTGATAAAAAGAGAAATAAATATTATATAGGATCACACGGTGGTAGCGTGTATGATTCGTATAAGTGTGGTAGCAAAATGGTTAAAAATGTTATAGATAAAAGACCACACACCACAGATATGATAGTGTTAGAATACTACTATGGTGAGTGTAGAAAGGAATTATACACTTTAGAAGAGAGATGGTTAAAATTCTACGATGTCCAAAATAATAGAAATTTCTATAATTTTAAAAACCAAGCTAGGGGTGGAGTGGGAGCATTCAAACATAAGGGAAAGATGAGGAGCGAATATACTCCAAATTGGGCAGATAACAGAAAAGGTAAAACCATAGATGAGATATACAAAGATCCTGAAAAACAGAGAGCACGGTTGAGCAAGACAATGACAGATTATTATGATAAACATGGACACGGGGTAAAATATGGAAAAAAACATAAAAGTGATTCCAGAAGGGGTAAAACAGTGGAAGAGATATATGGTTATAGAAGAGTAGTGAACCCCAATAAACCATTTATAATAACTATACAGGAAAAAAATAAACCACCATACGAGGTTTTATGTCTAAATGAAAAAGAATTCCATGAAAAAACAAATTTAGAAGATTCCAGTCTAAGAAGATTAAAAAATAATGGTGAAAAGACAATACAGAGGATTTTACCATCAACAAGACATCAATACACCAAAGGGACTATACTTAAATTCAAATTTGTGGAGCATAAAGACTAAATAATTCCATGCGAACTATTACATCACCCGGGGTAGAAATCTTCGAAAGAGATTTATCTTTAATTGCACCACAGAATGTGGGAACCAATGTTTTCATTACTGGCTTTACTAATCAAGGACCATCTGATGAGGTCTTAAAGATAACCACCAGAGACGAATTGGAACAGATATACGGACCCCCAACAAACAGTGCAGAAAGATACTTTTACTACTCCGTAAGAGAACTATTAAACTCTCCAGCCAATATCTTCACATTCCGTTTACCTTATGGTAACGGTAGTGGTGACGGTTTCGGCTCACAACACACTGCTCTGGTTTATCCAGTGGTTGCTGCCACACCTACTGGCACTTCAACCACCACAAACCTTGATCTTTCCGCTGCAACTTACTTCCTCGGAAAACCATCTCAGATCACTCTAACCGAGTCGGAATTTGACCAAGCAATGGAAGGAACTCTCTTCGACTGGTCTTCTACCGCTGAAGATCTCTCCGCTTTCGCATCCGACAAATCAACTGCTCTCGCAGCAATGGGTGGTGCTGGTGTTATCGTTCTTGATAAAGCACAAACCACCATCAATAGCCAATTTGAAGGTTATTATGTCGGTCTTGCTGATAACGTGAACCTCAACCCAGCGACCGATTACGATGCAATCACTAGGACTTATACTACGAGTCTTACTGCTGACGTTCATTCCTCTTACACACAGATTCCTAACGGAACTCTACAATTCGGCCTTTCGTCCACACCTACTGGTTCTGTTGATAGCATTTCTCAGGTGATGGAACACCTCACCCAATACAATATTGATGGTAGAGAAGACGATGACCTTCTGAATGTGGGTGTCTTTAAGCTCCGTAAGAGCATCTATGCCACTGAAGCCTTTAAACTGGACTATGTGCTTGATGATGCGATTGTTGGATCCATTGATACCTTCAGAACTCAACTCAATCCTAATGGCGGTCCCGCAGTTCCATTCTTCTTGGAAACTCAAGACACCAATTCAAGAAACGTTGAGATTCTGGTCAACCCATACATCTCCAACAGATTCAGTGAAAGCTCACTAAATTCTGCTGGTCTTCCTCAGAAGAAAGTGCGTGTGGTTACTGAGTCTCTACTCGGAACTTCCTATAATAGCATTTCTTCCGCTCTTGGAACCACACAACAAGCCGTTTCTGGTCTTGAAAGTGAAGTCGGAACCGCTAACGCTCTGTATCCTCTCGGTGCTTATACACCAGTTAAGATGACACAGAAAACCGTTGGTCAAATTCCTACTAAGATCAACAGAGCGTTGGATAGTATCAGAAACGAAGAGGCATATGAAATTGATGTTCTAGTCGAAGGTGGTCTTGGAACAGTGTTCTCAATGGCTTCTGCTGCTGGAACCACTTACTACGATGACACACTCTACACTACCACTCTTAAAGATAAGGTAGACACACTGAGAACTTCGGGCGATATATTCAACGATGCGGTGGCAACCGACATCAGAGGTAATTACAGTGCGGTCTTTAACCAGTTTGAAAACTTCTGCAACCTTCCATCCAATACGGGTGGTAGAGGTGACTGTATGTTCATCGCTGACCCAATCAGACACTTTTTGATTACTGGTAGAAATACCAAGATCCTCTCTGATAGAAGTAAGATTTTCCAAACCGATGTGTATTGGCCAATCCGTCACCAGTTCGAACTGGAGAATACCTCATATGCTGCGACCTACGGTAACTGGGTTCAAGTCTATGACGAATTCACTGGTGAGAAAGTCTGGTCTCCATTCTCTGGTTTCCAAGCTGCGATCATCGCCAGAAGTGATGCTGCCGAATTCCCTTGGTCAGCACCTGCTGGTTATAACAGAGGGTTACTCACCTCATCTGCTCTTGACATTGCGGTTAATCCTAACCAAAAACAAAGAGACGAGATGTATAAGGCTAACATCAACCCTGTAATGTTCTCAGCATCTCAAGGAATGGTAGTCTTCGGACAGAAAACTCTAACTCGTAAACCAAGCGCATTTGATCGAATCAATGTTCGTAGATTGTTCTTGGCACTCGAAAGACCTACCAAGAAGGCTGCTAAGTTCTTCGTATTCGAACCAAACAACGAGTTCACCAGAACCCGCTTCGTAAACGTTCTGACTCCGATCTTCGAATTTGCCAAGCAAAATGGTGGAGCGTATGATTACTCAATCGTTTGTGACGAAAGAAACAACACCCCCGAAGTGATCGACAACAACGAACTGAAGGTAGACATCTTCATCAAACCAACGAGAACCGCAGAGTTCGTCCTCGTGACCTTCACGGCAACTAGGACCGATGCAAATTTCGATGAGTTGATCTAATAAAAATATAAAAATAAATCAAAAAAAAAAGCCGATCAGAAATGATCGGCTTTTTTTGTTAAATAATACTATGAAGAAGAAAGATCAAGAAGCCATGGCACTGTTGTATACCGAGAATTCGGATATGTCAGAATTTGAGACCAGTGCTCCATATAAAGAACAGGAACCGTTTGAAGATGTTAATCAAATTGAAGAGGTCGTTTTTAAAATGATCGAATCTTTGAAAAACATGCAATTACCATCAAACGTAATCATGGGAATGATTCAAGATATTTCAGACCCACATAATAGTGAAGATGTTAAACAGGCATTGTTAAAAATTAAATCGACCATATAATATTGTGCGAGAAGATTTAGAAAAGGTGTAAAAACTTCTGACCCTTTTTTGTTAAATAATATTGTGAGAGAAGATTTGGAACGACTATATTTTAAGATGTTGGAGGAGAGGGTTGTTCCCACGGACTTTATACACTATAAAGAGGACGATTTTGTCGATTTTGATGATGATAATTTGGATTATAAGTATAATGCGGTTACCCCAAATCTAGACAAAATGACCCTTAAAGACTATAATAAGAAACAGATCGAATCTTTGAAGAGATATTTCAGGAATAAGATGAACATCCATGGTGATGTGTCTGAGTCGGAGATAATGGAGTTTATTAAAAAATTAATAGCCAATCGTCCTGAAGTGATGATGAAGACTAGATTACATCTGGCAGCATTGGAACCAGAACTTTTCAAATACACTAGATAATTTAATTCGTTTTGAAAAAATCGACCTCGACCACTAAATAATATTAACAACAATTATACAAAATGTCAACTACTATCGAGAATTTTATGAATCAGGCTTCGCAAAAACAATTTGCGAGAGATTTCCTGTTTCGGGTAAAACAAATAAACATCACTGGACTATCCCTAAACGGAGAGACCGATCTTATCTATGCTAGATCTGCTACTTTACCGGGACGGGACATCGAAAATAAACAAGTCAATTACTCTGGACAGACTTTCAATATTCCCGGTAAATCCAGCTATCCAAACGCTGAAGGTTGGAGCGTTGAATTTTACTTGGATCAAGGTCTTGATATTAGAACCAAGCTTGAGAAAGCATCGAGGGTTCTTTTCAATAACGAAGATACTACTGGTAATATTTGTATGCCCGGTTATGAGTCGATTATTACTCTAGACGTTCTTCAAATTCCGTGTCAAAGAGGAAGTAATGTTACTTCTGGTAATGCACTGGAAACTATCAAAACTGTTGAATTGGTTGGTGCGTCTCTTAGAAACATTGGAGAGATTTCATACTCCATTGCAGACGGAACTGGTGAAGTCTTGAACTTCCCCGCTACCTTCTCCTACCACTTCTACAAGGATTTCTCCTAATATAGCTAATATCATCGATTGATGCGTCTGCTAGTATTAAATAATACTAATGGCAGATCACCCACAAATCAACGATTTCCTCCAAGCCTTTTCAAGCGAGGAAAAATATTGCTTATCGATACCCGTATTATGGTCGGTTTCGATAGATGGTGTTTCAAATGGATCTATAAACAGTATTTTAGCATCTGCTGGGGAAAAGTGGAATGCTTCCACATCTCCGAATGATATGACTAAGAGTGGGACTATCTTACCCGCTCAAGCGGTTACTCTTCCACAAGAGTCTTCGGAGTTTTCATCCATGGTGACTGGTGGAGGGCTTGGAGGGTTCCTTCCCGGTTATGCAATGAACAACAGAACCGATTTCTTGAGTAGAAGCTTCTCCGTGAACTTCTTGGAAACTAGAGACGATCTGGAACACGAATACTTTCGTCCTTGGATGATTGCTTTAGGTATCAACGGTTTGATTGAAGACGGTAGTAACCTGAAAGCTACCATAACCGTCAAACAGTTCACTAACCAAGGAGTATTTAGAAAAGGCTTTAGGTTTAAGAAAGCATTTCCCACCGCTGTAGAGGGATTTACCCTAGACTACCAGAATACGGATTTCCCCATTAAGAGTGTGACATTCGCTTGTCAGAATTACGAGCAGATTTAATTACCAGTGCTACCGAAACCACCCTCACCACGTTCTGTCTCGGAAAGCTCTTTCACGTGTTCTATTAGGTATCCTTCTTCACTTCTCTTCACGAGTTGGAACTGTGCTACCCTATCACCTATCTCATATGGGGGTAGGTCTTTGATGATATGGTAGAACACTACTTTATATTCTCCTCTATAATCCTCATCACCAGTCCCCACACCGTTGCTTAGTAACATACCCGTTTTGTGTATAGAGCTTCTTGCTCTGATATCTAGCTGTGTCCCCCTCGGAAGCTCTGCGGAGAAGCCTAGACCGTATTCCACTCTACCGTCACCATATTCCTTTTTTGAACAGGCTACCACATCCCAACAAGCGTCAGAGAGGTGTGTTTTTGTGATTGCTGCTCTTTCATCCAAAGTTTTGATTTTAAATATTCCCTCGATCATTTTGATGTCATCAAGACCGAGTTCATCTGTAGTTACTATAATTTCGTTTTCCATATTGCAATATATACCATTCACCGTAAATAAATCAAGATGAAAATAACATTCAAAGACCTAATGAGGGTATCTGAGAGCTTGGAGGCGCGTGATGAGCAGTTCTTCATAGACTATCTGAACCGATTTGAGGGCGATAATGTATTTTATAAATTTAAAAATATATTAAAAGCTTGGGAGCGTGATGTTTCTTATGAGATAAGTCTAGGATCCAGTGAGAAAACATTCTCTCTACAATTATCATACCTCCTCTCGGTGTTGGTGGATATCGACATGGATCCAATGCTCTTGAATGTTGCGAACGACGATATCACCATAGAAATGGGAATACCAAAACAATTTCATAAAGCGGAAGATGTGGTTCCGATTCACGCCATAGTCAAAGATATAAGATTTGGCCGTGGGGAATGGATACAGAAATACGGTGATATCTCGGAAGAAGATAAAAAAAAGGTCATAGACAATCTTCCAGCAGAGTATTTTAATAAAATTTTGAAAAAGATATTGAATTGCAAAAATAAAACATCAAAATTCGAAAATCCCAATCTCAAAGATATGAACCTGAATTTCTTATCGGGTGATCCTTATCGTTTTTTAATTAATCTTTTTTCTCCCTATGGTAGAGATTACTATAGGGATGTCATATATTACCTCTCAAGTAAGATAGCGGGTGATATACTACTCAGTTCCACGATGATGGATATCGAATATTATATCCATAAAATGGAAGATGAAAATAAACAAGAAAGTAACCCACAATTAAGTTGATTTATCGATACCACCCACTTAAATAGAAAATATGGAAGAAGAAAAAAACAATCTCGTCGGCTTACTTGACCACATTGAGGGGCTTAAAGATAAGAAAATCAAGGTTTACCAAGCATCTACTGGAAAAAACATCGATTCATCGCTCTTAACCTTTAAACAACAGAAGGAATTAATCTCCACCGTTGTGGATGGTCCTGTCGGGGCGTTGAAGTTCCAAAAGATACTGAATGACATCTTACTCGAAAATACTGGTAATGATGAACTTCTAATCAGCGACAAGCTTCCAATAATTCTACCCATTCGGTGTGGGAGTATCGGTAAAGAGGTGAAAAGGGATGATAAGACATTCGATATCACGGAAAACATCACCAGATCGAAGTCTTTCACACCACCCAAATTCACCAAAATCAAAGACAAAATCGACATCGAATTATACTACCCTACTCTGAAAGAAGAGAATAAGGTCATTCTCCGTGCAATCGAAATATTGAAAAAGGATGGTGATGATACTGGTAAGAGTATTGGCGATATCTTCACTGTCGAAATCGTCAAATATATTAAAAGTGTCACATACGATGGTAACGAACTCAATTTCTTGGAACTTCCCATCAATGATAGGATAAAGGTGGTGGAAAATATGCCACTTTCCCTCAATAAAAAGATCGTCAATATGATCGAAGGGTTCAAGGATGCTGAGAACAAACTCCTCAAAATAGAAGAGGGAGAAGAGAGTATCGACATCGATATATCGTTTTTCGACAACTGATTTGACCACCAGTGTTAAATAATTGAGTGGATAATCAAATTCAATTATTGGAATCAGTCTTGGGGTATCTCAAAGCTCAACAAGAGCGGGACGATGTCAATTCTGGTGGTAAGCAATCCTCTGAAGATAAAAACATTCTTCAAGGGAATACTCCATCTGACCCAAATAACATGGTCAGACCCAAATTAAGATCTAACGAGATAAGAAGGACTAATGAAGTAGCGAGTCTCTTTGCCAAGACATTTTTCGAATACGAGAAGAAAAATAAGAAAGACACCGCACCCAAAACATCCATCCAGAAAATATCCCCCCTAAAACAGGAAAGGAAAGTGGACAAGAATGGTTCAAAGGATAAAAAGGGATTCCCATGGAAATTGTTGCTCGGTGGATTGGGGTTATTAGGGCTTTTGGGTGGTGTCGGGGCTTTGATCACTGGTCTTCTGACTGATGGACCGTTTAAAGGAGCGTTGAAAATACTCGGTAAGTTGGGCATCAAGGGTGGTATCAAACTGTTGATGAGTGGTGCGAGAGGATTACTCAAAGGTCTTTGGAGTCTAGTAAAACTACCCTTTAAATTAGTTGGTAAGATTTTCGGTAAAATGGGCGGTAAATCGATATCTAAGATATTTGCAAAACTCACGGGTGGAACCATGTTCAAAATGGCTGCTAAATTCTTAAAACCATTATTGATGGTGATCAGGAAGGTTCCACTATTGGGTAATCTTATATCTATCGGATTTGCTGTATCTAGATTTATGGATGGTGATATTACTGCTGGTGTGATCGATTTGATCAGTGCAGCCTCGGGTCTACTTTACTTGGTTCCCGGTGGACAGGCAATCGCCCCCATTATCATGTGGGGTGCTGATATTCTGAACGCTTGGTTGGATTACTCCGCTTCCAAGCCCGAAAACAAAGGAAAATCTAAACTCAATATTCTTGGTGATATGGTCAAGAGTATTGGTAAATGGATATGGGATCACGGTCTCTATCTACCGCTTATAGGTGGCTTCAAAAGATGGGGTATGTCCTACGAAGCATTTAAGAGTGGTAACATCTTGGATGGTGTGAATCAGTTCGGTGCTGGTCTCCTAACATTCATTGGCAGTGGTGGTATCGTCAAAGGTGTTGAAATGCTTATGGGTCTCATGGGTGGAGAGAAGAAAGAGGATGGTGTTCTCGCACCGATAACGGATTTCTTTGGTTCTATTGGTAAATGGATATGGGATCACGGTCTCTATCTACCAGTTATAGGTGGCTTCAAAAGATGGGGTATGGCTTGGGAATCATTTAAGAGTGGTAACATCTTGGATGGTGTGAATCAGTTCGGTGCTGGTCTTCTAACATTCATTGGCGGTGGTGGTATCGTCAAAGGTGTTGAAATGCTTATGGGTCTCATGGGTGGAGAGAAGAAAGAGGATGGTGTTCTCGCACCGATAACGGATTTCTTTGGTTCTATTGGTAAATGGATATGGGATCACGGTCTCTATCTACCAGTTATAGGTGGCTTCAAAAGATGGGGTATGGCTTGGGAATCATTTAAGAGTGGTAACTTCATGGATGGCTTGGCCAATATGGGTGCTGGTCTCCTAACCTTCATTGGTGGTGGACCAATCGTCAAAGGTGTTGAAATGCTTATGGGTCTCATGGGTGGAATGAGCGACGAGGGAAGTCTCAAACCGAAAAAAGGTTTCGTTAAAGCTATTGGTGATTGGATTAAATCTAAACTCCATAAATTACCATGGGCTTTGAGAAAACCACTAGAGTTATTGGGTATCCTAGACGATGATGGATCTGATAATGGCCATGCTTCGATGAGCGATTCTGAAAAACAATCTAGATCCAAACGTGCTGGTTATAATTCATGGAAGGAATACAAAGATTCTGATTGGAATTGGAAATCTAATAAAACACTCAGCGATTCTGAAAAACAATCTAGAGCCAAACGTGCTGGTTATAATTCATGGAAGGAATACAAAGATTCTGATTGGAATTGGAAAAACAAGTCAGGTGCGAACGGTGAATCTCCCAATGTGATAATCTCTGGTAACAGTAAAGCACCAGAGATTCTGATTGATATTGGTAAACAGCAAGTCGTATTACTATCCAATCTACACAAAACCACTCATGCTATTTTCGAACAATTGAAAAAGGGTGGTATGGGCGGCGGTGGCAGTTCAACACAGGTAGTTCCAGTCCCAAGTTCTCCCCAGCCGAGGGATAAGAACGATAATATCAACATGACACCCACTAGAAATGACTACGGTGGTTCCGTATACGCTCTTTAAACTTAAATAGTATTATGGCAAACGTTGTTGATAGTTATGATTGGACATCCATCCCAGCAGGAAGCTCTTTAAGAGCTAATGCTCCTAGAGTAATTGTGACTGAACATAAAATCAAAACAAGTCAGGCTCTTAATAGACTTACGAATTACCTTTCTGTGATGACGGGTGGTGCGACAGGTGGAAGTGCTGAACAATTCTACAATGATTTGTATGAAACCACCGATGGTGAACGTTTCGTCTTCCCCTTTTTCGGTGATGCGATTAGATCATTCACCAACCAATTCGGTGATACCTTCCAATCTTCGTTTTTGGGCACGATTGATTCATTTGCTAACGAAGCTGTAAAATTACAAGGGGAGATAGCAAGTTTCAACCCCGCCGCAAATGCCAAACAGTTCTATAACGATGCTCAAGGAGCTTTAGCCTCGGCCACAGAAAAATTTAAAAGCGGTGGGATGTCGGGAGCAGCAAAGGACTTGATGAAAAGTGTGACCAATATACAAGGATCCACAAGTCCTGGTTCATACATCGAAACACCAAAGTTATACGAATATGCTCGAAACGATGCCCCATTGGAGGTATCCTTCGTATTGTCGAATACGATAAATGAGGGGTCTTACGAAAAAAACTACGATTTGGTAAATAAACTGACAAAAATAAACAGACCAACCAGAGTATCACCATTAACCATGGAACCCCCTAGTATTTACACTGTAAAGCTCAAGGGTATCCGTTATATACAATGGGCTAGTTGTAGTAATTTCAGTGTTACACTGTTGGGTGCGAAAAAACTTATTGGTGGTAAGATAATTCCAGAAGGATATATGATAAATATGACTTTCGAATCTCTCACCGTGGAAGTTGCGAACTTCATGGATAAAATAAATTAATTTAAGATATGGATCAATTAGGAGAATACCAAAATGACATACCCTCACTCTCCACTTTAGATACAAAGAGTTACGAGAGGATATTTAAAGTTTTCAAGGATAGTCTTGAAAATAAGGAATTTTATTATTTTAATATACTCAAAAAGATCGAATTTCCAGATTTGGATTCTGGTGTCGTTGAATACCATCTCGTAAATACTAGAACTCCCATGACTACCGTTTCATTTGATATCTATGGTGATATCAAATCTTGGTGGATCATATATCTTCTGAATAAAGACGCTTTCAACGGACCACCCTTTTGGGTCGAAGGTGGGACACAGTTGAAATATATCACACCTGTATTGAGAACGTCCATATACCTCGACATCACACAGAATACGGTTTATGGAGGTAGACACTATTAATGGCTAATGTAACCAAAATTAACGATGTCGAATACGAATTCGAATATAAATTAACGAATGCGGATGGACAAGAAACGGAATACACGAGTTCTGCGGTTCGTGGATTTACGCTTATTGATAATTTCTTCGACCCCTTCGTTTCTGGTAGTATTTCTATAGCGAACCCATATGATTTGATGGAGGAGGCGTATATGATCAGGGGGGATGGTAGAGACGAAGTATCAATTAAATTGAAACCATTAGTCAAAGACGGTGTTGCCTTTGAGGGGAGGTTCGTGATTTTGGATGAGGCAAATTTCGGTAATCCAGGGGTTAGATCGGAAAATGTCAAAAAATTTAATATAATATCGGCATCAGCACTACCATTCATGGATAAAATCCCCTATGGTAAGGGGTATTTCGGTAAATCTGGCGATATTTTGAAGGCTATTTTTGAAGAACTTCTCGGTAAAGATGCTGTGGAGAAGGATAGCTGGGAGAGTGGTGATTTCATTCTTTCCCACACACCCCCCCTCACTTTCAGATACATAGATTTGATCAATTATCTAATAAAGCATTATTATTTTAAAGATGGTGATGTCCATGTTAAAGCATTCATAAGGAAGAATGACGAAGGTAAATTTGAAATGCAACCCCTTTCGAAGATATTTGAGAAGAATAAAGATTTGGTGAGTGAAGCTTTTTTATTGGGAGATATGGCAAATGATCCCAAGGATGCGTCGAATCCGAGTAACCCCCCAAAAGACGCTGATGGTAGTCAGTTTAATGCTGGTATGAAAAATATTGGGTATACCACACCGATGTATGGTATAAACACTGATTTCTTCTTGAACACTATAGTTCATGGATATGACCCTATTTTAGGTGTTCATAAAATGAGAAAGATAAAACTTGAAGACATTGAGAAAAAATGGGCTAAGAAGTTTGTTGATGTGTTTAAAAGTGTGGGTGGTAAACCTAAACCATTCGTTGTTAAAAATAAAACAACGAAACAGAAATTGAAACACTATAAAACTGCCTATAATATCGAAGATAGTGTAAGACTAGTCGAAGCTGAGATACATAATACACTAACATTCTACAATCTCAGGGCTGTGTTCGTAAACACTGGATCGTTCAATAGAACCGCTGGTGGCTTCATCGATATCGTCAAGGTCGGAAGTTATAAGATGAAAAGTGATGAGAAACTTCTCGGTAGATGGTTCGTTTCAGAGATAAGACATATTTTAATGGGTGATGGTTTCCATAACGAGTTTAGCTGTTGCAAGACATATGGCGGTTCTCAGACCAACATTTCATCAGATGTGGATTAAGTAATATCATGAGGACTAATATCGACATACTACGTGCTCTGTGTTTCACAGAAGAGGACATCAAAACTATACAAAACTTGGGTGACACCTTTACTGATATAGAAATTGAGTTCATGGTCGAGTTTAAAAAGGTTTTCGAGTTGGGTGTCGAACAACTCAAGAAATTCATCGATAAACTGGACGAAGAGGGAAAAGATCTCAGAACAACTGATATCGAGTATTACGTTGTCCACATCCTCAATAGTCCTTTATCTGCTTTGGCTAGAGAACTAGCGAAAGATAAAAAATATTTTGTTATAATCCCCGACTTTCTCGCCATTTGGGGGAATTATAATAATTCAAGACACAACACCTCTTTATATTATGATGATGATTATCCGATCAATGTCATTGTCGATGTTTTCAATAAATCGCCAGATTTTGTCCAAGGGATGGTTCGGTCTAGTAGTGAAGTCACCGAGAAGATATTCAGATCTTCTGTGGGTGCTTCCATAATCAATGACAACACACTACCATTAGTAGACAAAGCACAGCAAATCAGATATAGTGAAGAGAGAACGGGTGAATGGGTCGGAAGGTCCATTGGAACCTATAATGTCAAAGATTCTTGGTATTGGAATGCGATGTTACCCGTCAGAGATAAAATTTTTGATCTCGTCAAAGAATATATCGGTGATGAGTATTATAGAATATTCCAAGACAAGAAGAAATTCTACCCATTCAACGAGGACTCCAACACATCCACATCATCTGTATATGAATTGGAGAGAGAGATCCAAGAAGGAGACGATCCAGAGAATAAGGAGGTTCTACTCACTGATCTGATGGGTAACGTGTTCGATAATAGGGCATCGGTTCTAAAAATAGAAACCCCACAAGATAAGAAGGAATATGTCCTTAATACTGTCAAGGGACAATACGGGAATTAATCAACGTCTATCACTTTAGGCTCTTCTCTTCTATCTGTAAGAGCTTTGAGAATTTCTTCTCTGGAGAGTAGCATACCACTCGGAGTAGAATCATCGTTATTTTTTCTGGCTTCGATATTCATTTCAGTGAGTTCCTTCTGACTATTGATCTTGTCATCCGCAGTTTTAAGTTTAATTAAAGAATCGATGGCAGATGTGGTCGCTCTGACCAACTCTGAAGTTGCTTCAATTAAATCAGAAGTAGCACCAGCCATAACTTCAATTTTCATCCGTTCAACCATATCCGATGAGTCTTGAACTACATTGGCAGCATTTTTAATAATAAAATCTTCCAGATCTTCTTTTTTGATATCTGGTCTTTCCTTTTCGGGGTTTTTTAATATTTTAGATTGATTTTTTATTTGGGCGATAATGTCATCGGCCTCATCCTCAATTTCTCTGTAATCATCGTCCATGTGAATATTTAAGGTTGCAATGTAATGAATCAATGCTAAATTACTCATATGTTGGATCTAAACATGAAGAAATTCCTCATTACTGGTGGCTGTGGCTTCATCGGTAGCAACTTTATTGAACACATTTTTAGCAATTATACAGGATTCACGATAGTGAATTTTGATAAAATGGGGATTGGTAGTAGACAGGTCTTCCACCCCAAAATGTCTTGTAGAGACCACTGCTACCATATGGTAGAGCGAGATATTAGGACTATTGACGAGGTTGAATGGTTAAAAAATATGGAATTCGACTATATTTTCCATTTTGCTGCTGAATCCCATGTTGATAGGAGTATTTCAGGTCCCACCCCGTTTATCGAGAATAATGTGATGGGTATGGTTGAACTCTTGGAATGGGTCAGAAATCATCAACCCCAAGCTAGAATGGTCAATATTTCGACAGATGAGGTATATGGACACTTGGGTAAGGATGAACCAGCATTTACTGAAAACTCGCTTTTCAACCCCCGTAGCCCTTATTCGGCATCCAAGGCTTCTGCTGACCATATAGCGAACTCCTACGTGGAAACGTATGGACTAGACATCGTAACCACGCATTGTTGTAATAACTTTGGGAAGCATCAAGGCGATGAAAAGCTAATTCCCACCATTATTAGGAAAATTGTGAGAGGTGAGCATATTCCAGTGTATGGCACTGGTGAGAATATTAGGGAATGGATCCATGTGGATGACCACAATAAGTCCATTTTGGAGATAGCAGAAATGGGAGAATCTGGCCAATCTTACAATATTGGGTCTGGTTTTGAGGTAACAAACTTGCAAATGGTGGTTGACATTGCTAAATTGATTGATATAAATTACGAAATCGAATTCGTCGAAGATAGGAAAGGACATGATTTCCGATATGCAATCGAGTCACTTAAATATAAAAGACAATTCAATCTGAAGGATCATTACGAAGCAATGAAAGATACTGTGGAGTTCTACATGGAGCAATACAATAGATAACTTAAAAAAATTTATGAATAACATTAAAAAAGAAGTAGTAAACGCCAGAGTCAACCTAGAGTGGACATATTCCAAAATTTTCGATGTCTACGATGTCGCTAAATCCACCGCACAGGGCTGGGTAGCCAAATATCACAAGGAACAAGAAGATACCTCACAGACAGATTTTGAAGATGAATTCTGGGATAATGTGCAGCCCGATAAAGGATATTCTCATTCATCTCTTCAGCGTGAAAGACCACCAAGTTTTAAGAGAACTGAAGAAGAAGTGTTTGATTTTCTGGAGCAGTTAGCTCCCATCGAAGTTAAAAGCGATTATAAGCAAATTTCCAGTGATCTCAGCGATTACGCTGTTGTTGGTTCAGATTTCCACTTCGGTTGTGAAGATCCTTCTGCCATTGCAATTTTCTTGGAAACTATCAATCAATTGAAACCTAGAACCATTGTTTTAAATGGTGACACCATGGACATGTTGGCTGTTTCCCGATACCCGAAGGATGTTCAGAAGCAATGGTCACTACAAGACGAGAGACTTGCTTATCATTCTTTCTTGGATGCATTGATCTCCGTTGCTGGTGGTGCTAAGATTTTCGAAACCGTTTCGAATCATAGTGGTCAAAGTATCGATGGTAGGTGGAGACGTTATCTCTCATCTCGTATCGGAGAATTGGCATCCCTTCCTGATATTGCAGAAAAGTTGAGCTATCAGAACATTTTCATGGGAGATTACCAAGAACACGTCGAACACGTTGACTATGTCGAATTGGGGGATCTTGTTGTGACACACGGAACAACTGTTCGTAAGAATGGTGGTTACTCTGCTAGAGGTGAGATCGAAAAGTGGGGTGCTTCAATCCTACATGGTCACACCCACAGAATCGGTATGACAGGACAACGCATCCCTGCACTTGGTCGAAGAGAGGAACAACAAATCATCGGCTTTGAGGGTGGATGTTTGTGTGATTTGAATCCCGGCTACGGATTAGCCATGAACTGGCAACAAGGGTTTAATATCGTCGGATTAAGTGATGATGGAAGTTTCTCCATGGAACCTGTAATGATCAATAAAGGTAAAGCCAATATCTCTACCTTGAATATGACAATAGAAGCAGAATGAAGCAGAAGTTTCAGACTTTTTATGAAAGAAAGGTCAAAAATCCACTCAGAAAAAATGAGTTGGATGGGGAAACTAATTGGGAATATGTCAAAAAAGAAAAGGAGAACTTACCTCAAAAGAGAAAAGATCAGATAAAGAAAATGGAAGAATTGGGTGTTGAACCCGAAAGAATTGAAACCTTCCGACAAGCAAAAATAAAAGAGTATGAGAAGGAATTGAAAAATGACTTCTTCAGGCCAAAACTCGAAACCCCGAAACTCGTATTAAAAAAATATGGAATAAGAGTCTTTACCGACAAATATACTGAAGTGGATTTTATTATAAACACCCCCACCTATAGGGGGCTAGTCAATACCATCAATAAATTCGTTAGAGATTATAAGGATGTGATCCCCAATAGAAAACCCAAGGTTGTCATAACCAATTTCGAAACAAATCCAGTGGCTAGTGATAACCGCGAATCCGCTGGATTTTACTATGATGGGTGGATATACATCGATGAGAGTGAGTATAAAAATGTTGGAGTATGGGTTCATGAAAATGCCCACTACATAACGTCTCGTATACCGTCACAAGCAGAACCCATCCTAAAGGCTGGATATAGGGAAATGTTGAATGAATATTTCGTAGCCACTACAGGGAAAAAAACCAAAAAGAGAAGTCTACAGGGTGATGAGAATAAAAAACATCGAAAACAGATGGCGAAAAAAATGGGACTACCCGATGAATACGCTGCAACCAACTTTGATGAGTGGTTTGCGGTTTTAATCGAAAATTGGAAGAGTATGCCAAACAATAGACACACCTATCGATTCAAACAATTAATAAAAAAAGTGCTGAATAGGATTTGATTTATCGGAGTTGTGGTATAAATTAATAGTATGAAATTTCCAATAGAGAAAATAAAAGAAAAATGACAAAACAGAAATACGAAGGTAACATTGAAGGTTATTCATTTGTGATGAATGATGGAGGAGACGCAATCGAGGTTTATAAAAATCCAAACGTTGATTATCCAGACCATTTCATTTACATTAATGAAGGTTCTATTCAAAACGAAAAGGATTTTCATTATGAGATAGCCGACTGGTTCATTCAAAATAGCTAAATTTAGATATTATGGAAAAGAAAAAAGAAATTACAGTCCCTCTAGAAATATTCGAAAAGGATTTTGATCTAGTAGAAATAGGACTAATAAACCTTTTATTAGCCTCTCCACATATTGATGAGAGTAAAGTGAAAGAGTGGAGTCAGAACGAAGATTTTTTGCGAGTTTTTCACCGTCTGATGGAAAGAGGATATGTATATATATCTCAGACAGATGATGGCAACTCAGTTACAAACATAGACCTAGAACCAAAAAACAATAAAGATATGAATACGGGAAACACAGAAAGACACCTAACCAAGACTTTGGGGTTGGATGAAACCCAAACCAGAGAGATTATGGAGATCATCGAACAAATGGCTTCAGATTCTTATATGATGGGTTACGATGATAGGAGAATCGAAGAAGAGTCTGGTGCTCTCGGAGATGATCTAGACACTGGTTTTACTGGTTATGGTAAAAAGGAAGATTATGCTTAATGAAAATAGGTGATCTATACAACGATCCAGAAGATTTTGCGTTAGATAACCTACTAATATTGAGCTTTTACAACCACATGTTTCATAAAATAAACCATCAAATTATAAATGATGAGAAAGTTGAAGCAGCACGTTTCAAATTCTTCCACGTTTCCAATAATATGGAAAGTAAGAGTCGATCATTGAAACACGATATAGAAAACCATTTATTTGGAGAGGATAATGATTATGGAAAAATTGAATAGATACAGCAAGAACGGTTACGAATTTTCACTTCATCATAGGGAAGGCGATCTCGCCATCTTTCGTGGTGAGATGAGCGGTCATAACCACGAGACATGGGAAGTGGTTTTTATCCAATCTCATAATGGAAAACAAATCAAAGAGAACTACATCCCACCGAAGGAGTTTCCACCTAGTAACACCCAATGGGGTATCAGAGGCTGGACAGCTACGGGAGAAGAAGATGCGTATAGAATATTCAACGAACGAAAAGAGCTGAACCATGACACCTGAAGCGCAAAGAATAGCCATCGCTGAAGCGTGTGGGTGGAAGTTTAATCGTTTTAAGGTATTTAACCCTAAAGGTGTCCATCAGACTTATATGTGTGGTTTAGGCCGTGATAAAGAACGGTATAACGTAAAGGACAGTAAAGAAGCAATAAGATTGGGGCTTATTCCCGACTACCTCAATGACCTCAACGCAATGCATGAGGCTGTGGTCACTCTTACGAACGACCAATGATAATTAATTATGAAAACAAAAAATACAAATTCAGCGACTGGTTCTGTGCCTATTTGCACGGATTGCCAACATTGCAATGCTCACAGGTGTTGGCGACCAACTAGCCAACCCAGCGTCAGCTTGGTCGATGGAGATATTCACCCCCCTGTTCTTAACGACTGGTGCGAGTTTGAACGGCTCCCAACTTGGAGACAATGGTTCCGAGCAGCGATGATGGATGCTTGGCCCCTCAATCATTGTGGCCCACAAGGGAAACATTTCATGCGGAAACGCAGCGAAGGAGACGGCCACCCCAAGCTTTCCTACATCCGAGTTATCACCGAAGGAGGGGAAGGGACAATCAATTTAATGTGGGGTGATTACCCTGTCGCGTGGGTTCGCTCTACCCGAATCGCCCGAGAAATAATGCGTGAAATACCTGAGCAGAACGACTCTGTGGAGGCGTACCAAAAATAAATTATGAGTGAAGAAAAAGTCGTAGACTGTGATTATTGTGAAAAACAACTCAACATAGATAGTTCATATCCCAACCAATATGGTATCCATGTGTGTAGTCAAGATTATGGTGCCAACACTACTGGTATAGTATATGCCGTTGCTCAATCCCCCGCATTGAAGATGGATTTGGATTTCTGTGGTATGACCTGCCTTGCAAATTGGGTGACTAAAGAAATGAATAATCAATGAAAGAAAATAAAATAAATTATGATGACCTATTCGATGGATATGATCCAGACGAATTGCTTTTGATGACGGGGTATGATGATTGTATCTGTGGTGTTGTTGAGAGGTGTAATCAACCACCCATTGTATGTTACGATAAAGAAAGTGTTTTGGCTCGTCTCACAAGCGAGGGTATGAGCGAGAAAGAGGCTGTGGAGTTTTTCGAGTTTAACCAGATTGGAGCATGGATGGGTGATAACACCCCCTGCTTCTTGGTGAAACTCTAGGAATAGAATTAAGAATATAGTATCCACATGAAAAACATCATCATTCTTAGGGGAAGCGCAAACGCTGGTAAATCCACCGTAGCCAACCTATTCCCAGAACCCAAGGTGATCTGCTGTGCAGATGACTATTTCACCGATGAGGATGGTAACTACAATTTCAACCCATCCCTTTTGGGTGCTGCCCACTCTCAGTGTAGAGAGAAATTTGACAACGCATTGGAAGATGATACTATAAAGACGGTGGTGGTGGCCAATACCAACACCCAACTCAAAGAATTCAAACACTACTTTGACGCAGCAAAGGAAGGTGGACACGTAGTCTTCTCCCTTGTAGTTGAGCGTAGACACGAAAACGATAACAATCACAATGTCCCCGAAGAAGCGATTCTTCGACAAGCAAACAACATCAGAGATAGTCTACAACTTATTTAAATTATGAAATTACTTGGAAGAATCAATAAAGAAACTGGATATGTGATGGCATCCATCGCTCACCATGATTTTCGTGATGAGTATGGTATGATGGTGGATGGTGGTCAACCCCACTGTCAGGACTATGCTGGTTACACTCGCTTTAATGGAAAAACAGAGTGGTTCGAAGTTCCTCAGAGCTTTAATGAACTCTTCGATGATTACCAAACCAATACTGGGAAAAGGAAATATGGTGTATGGGAATTGAAAGATGTCCGTATTCTCTCTGAAAAAGAATATCCCGATGTTGATTCCGATGAAGTTCTTTTCGAAAATATGTGTTGGGGAACTAGAGGAAAGAACGGAGATGAACCACTCCAATACAAACTTCTCAAAGATCTTGAATTGGATCATCTTGAAGCCATCCTTAGAACTCAATATAATCTCAGTGATGTGATGGTAAGGGCTATTGAATATTGGATCGGCTTCAAAGGTTGGGAAGAAAAACACAACACATTGATTTAATGACGAGAGTAGTTCATCATAAGAAGGAGCCATATGACGTTCTCATAGACCGAACAACAATCTGGGGCAACCCGTATAGTCACCAAGAAGGGACTCTAGCGAAATACAAAGTAACATCAAGAAAAAAAGCCATAGCGAAGTATCGCCAATATATACTCAACAATAAAGAATTGATGAGTAGGTTGGATGAGCTAAAAGATAAGGTTCTGGGTTGTTGGTGTTCTCCGAAGTCTTGTCATGGTGATATTCTAGTTGATCTATGTGATAACATACCGAGGGTGAATCTCGAAGACCTGTAATAAAATTAAGATAGACTGTATGTATGAAACTACCCGATAAAGAGGATTTTAAATATAAGGAGTGTGAAATAGGTGGCGATAAGTGTTGGCTCATTGTTCCAAGTGAAATTGGAATCAAATGGGACGATGATATTGCTCGTTTCCGCTCTATTATTGTTCGCCAATCGGATGGTTTTGTAGTTTCTCAGGGTCTTCCTAAGTTTGTGAACTGGGGTGAACGTCCTGATTTTCAAACTTGGGATGAATCTTGGAAATTCCAAGCTCGTCACAAATATGATGGCTCTTGTTTAATCATCTCGAAATATAAAGGTGAGTTGATAATCAGAACTCGTGGAACTACCGATGCCCGACAAATGCCTAACGGTTACGAAATCGATCTTTTAATTAAAAAGTATCCCGATGTCTTTGACAACGAACACCTCAATAAGGAGTATATCTCGATCATCTGTGAGTGGATCACTCCCACCAACATCATTTGTTTACGAGAATTCAATGAACCTACTCTAGTTTTACTCAGCATCGTCAAAAACGAGAACGCTGAATATGAAAATCAGAGCTATCTAGATTATCTGGGCAAACTCTGGGGTATACAACGTCCTGAGAACTATACGTATGACTCTGTGGTTGATTGTATTGCTGATGTTGATGCTTGGGAAGGTAAAGAGGGTGTAGTCCTCTATTCTCCCGATTTTCAGACATTGAAGAAAATCAAGGCTTCTCAATATCTAGCGATCCACAAGATTGCCACTGGCATGAAGTCACTTGGCAATATCTTGGATCTCTTCTTGGAATCTCCTCGATTTGTGGAGTATCAAGATTTCTACAATCATGTGGAATCCACTATCGATTACGAGGTAGCTGAGAAGATCAAGGATGACATGAAGACCATCACTGATGCTTATGTTAGATATGTCCATTCTGTGGATACCATAAAGAAAGAAATAACGAATCATATCTCCCATTACGAAACCAGAAAGGAACAAGCCATTGCAATTCAAAGAAATTGGACGGGTTGGATGGTTCCCGTGGCATTTACTATTCTTGACAATAGAGATCTGGATGATAAATTAGTGAAAAAGTCCATGGAGGCATTATTAGAATTATGAAAATAGAAACCAATAAAACAACTACGGTATCGATCAATATCGATGGCGAACTCTTCAGTGTGACTGAAGAAGAGGCTAAGGAACTTTATGATTCGATTGGGGACGCTCTGGGTTTAAATGATGCGTGGTATCAGCCTATTTCTACATGTTGTAATGGAAATGGTCAAAGCGGTAATACTAGTGAAGAAAAATAATCTTGAAGGATATATTCATCAACAAAAAAGTCTGGAAAACCTTTTCAGACGATGAGATGGAGGATTACGTAGAGAAAATCTATGCTCATTATAGAGAGCATGGGTTTCCCTACTTCCCTACTGATTCTCAATTCAGAGAAAAGGAGTATTCCAAGTTTTTGAGATATGGGGGAGAAATCCTCGATGGTGATATCATTAGACAAACCATGCATGGTCTCTCCCTTTGCTGGTCTTATATGCCCCACTCTTGGGGTGTTAGATGTAATGGGTTGAAGACTCCTTTGGAAGTGTTCAATGACGATGAGACCTTTCGAAAGGTGATTAGAAAGAGAATCAGATTGGGAGATAACATGTCGGACAACGGAATCAGAAAGATGATGAAGATGTTCACTGGGACTCAATCTGTTAGTAACTTCAGACCAACCGCAGCGAAGAAGATGTATGAACTATACACCAATGATGGTGATACAGTTCTGGATATGTCTAGTGGGTTTGGTGGTCGTTTGATTGGTGCTAGTGCGCTTAACATCCACTACATCGGTATTGAACCATCCACAGACACCTATAATGGTCTGGTTGATATGGTCGATGACTTCAATATCGATGCTGAGATACACAAGGTCGGAAGTGAAGACTTCTTACCAGAAGAAGAGAGTATCGATTTCTGCTTTACATCCCCACCATACTTCAACACTGAACAATATTCCGATGAGGAGACTCAGAGTTACAAAAAATTCTCAACACAAGAAGAGTGGATGAATGGATTCATGAAAAAGACTCTTGAGAACTGTTATCATGGTCTCAAGAAGGGAAAATACATGGCTATCAATATTGCCAATGTGAAGAGCTACCCCTTAATCGAACAAAACACAGTGGAAACTGCCATTAATACAGGTTTTGAATATCTTGAATTTTACAAAATGGCATTATCCAATAGTAACATGACCAAGGGTAAATCAGCCTATAAATACGAACCAATATACATATTCAGAAAATGAGCTTGAAATGTTGGTGGATGATCATTTATTATTTTTAAATTTATAAATTATGAAAAAGACATTAGCACTATCGGAAATTTGTGGAATTTGCTTCACACTCAGAAGAAGGTTGGAGAAGGAGAATATTGAAGTAGATACCAAATACCGAGATGACCATACCAAATGGTTCGATAAACACGATATCCGCTCAGTTCCACGTTTGGTGGTGGAGGATGGTGATAAGGTGGAGATTATTCAAGGTATGGATGAGATCGTGGAAGCGATCACAGGTAAAGAGAAATAGAATTAAGATTATACTTCTCATATGACTGATCGTGAATTCAAAAAATTATTTAAAGAGAGTCTGATTGAAAGGCTCTTCCCCCTCTTCTCTTGGCAACACAAACTAAAAGACAAGATAACCAGCTTTTTCAACCCTCGACAAAAATGGCTCACAAAGACCATTCCAAACACTTGGTGCGACAAATCCGAGTTGATCCGCGACATCCTATTTGAATGTCTCGTAAATTACGTCGAGGATGAGGATGGTATCTCCTTCGACTATGATTGGAGTAAAGAGGTGGAGGATAATTTCGTTTCTCAAGCATTTGCCGATGCCAAACTCGAAACACACAACGCTTTGAAGAATGCTTACTACTATATCAAAGTGTTACGAGTAATCGATCATGAGAAACTGGATGAACTCACTGATGACAATCTTTGGGAAGAGGCTATTGACCTTGAATATAGGATCGAAGAGAAAGATACGGAGGTCTGCTTGACTATCGTTAAGCACCATGGTAGTATGTGGACATAACAAGAAAATAAAAATGAGTAACGTATTAGAACAAATCGAATATATGTTGAATGATAAAATCCAGTTCCATTCCAAAACCACTAGGTTAAGAGTGGATTATTCTAAGGATTATGCACACAAGGCTTTGGTTAAAAATAGACACGGTAATGACCACATACGCCAAAGCCATGAAAGGGAATCGATGTGGCACGATGGAAATGGGGAAGGACACGATTCCGCTGTCCACACACTAAAAGAAATTTTAAATTATGTTAAGAGTCAAAAAATACAGTAAAAATTACGACAATATTCTGGTGTGTAGCGATACACACTATGGTCATAATCGTGACTTCTTATATGAACCTCGCGGCTTTCAGAGCGATGAAGAGCACAATAAGTGGATTGAAGAGCAGATCGAGTCATTGACTCCAGACTCTCTTTTGATTCACTTGGGGGACATCGGTCTGTCTATCGGACCAGAAAGGATTCAAGACTTCATGTTGAGTATCCCATGTGAGACTCTAACGGTATGGGGTAACCATAACTCAGGTGTCTTACAGTTATACAACCAACAACTCCCAGAGGGTTTTAAAAATTGTGAGGTGTATCCTCTCCGTTTGACTCCCAACATCACTATGATGGGGGATGAGTTCATTCTATCGGTGGATAGTAACAACTTTCACTGTAGACACATGGCTCCCTTAATTTGGGATCATATGAATAAGGAGGATAAGAGGATTCGCAAGGCTTTGATTGGCCACAGTCATGGCAACCTTAAAGGTGCTACACCCGATGGTGTGGGACTTGGTAAGATGTTGGACTGTGGCGTTGAAAATGCGAAACGATACAACGGAACAGCATTCTTCTCAATCAATGAGATCAACGAGATCATGGAGAAGAAACCATTATCATCAGTAGATCACCACTAATATGCTATATCTAACATTAAAAGACGAAACGGGAGACAAATCCCTACAATTAACTGCCGAGAATCTACCAGAAATGATAGATGAGCTAAAATCTTGGAATGATTGGGATGGTTATCTTGAGATTTTCAAGAAGACCAAGAGATACCAAGCCGATCCAGAGGGAGAAGTTAAGAAAGAACGTGAGAGTGGGTGGTATTATTTCAACGGTGATGCGTGACGGATTAAAAATATCAAATGAGATATATTATAATGTGTCTGCTATCATATATGATAAAGTGAGTTCCTGTATATGGGATGTTTCTAGGGCGCAGATCCCGTTTGACCTTGTGGGTCTCCTCGGAACTGGAGAAATTTTACCTAGTCCCATAGAATATGATTCTGCGATGTTCGAAATACTGAATCAAGCACTGAATCAAGCAAGAAACACCCAATCGAAAGGGGAGTTGAAATAGAATTAAGAATAGAGTAACCCCAACAAAACGAACCATATGGTGATTGTTGTTAAATAATAAAAGATGAGAGACGAATTAAACATAAGAGAATTATATAATAATCTCATAGAAGAGAGAGCCGCAGCGAATGGCTTCGTTGTTCTGGAGAATGTTACCATTCCCAGAGGTAACTCCGACCCCGACCACACTGATTTTGATGGTGTGGAGCTTCCATTCGACCATAGTAATGCCAAGACCTTCTCCTTTATTGGGGGTGGTGGTGGCGTTCTGGTGCATAGCGATAATCCCCATACATACATATTCAACGGACTAAAAGCAACCAAAAATCCAATGTATGGTGTGAATGCTTTGAAGGAATATGGTGTGAAATCCTGTGGAAAACTAAGCGAGGACGATATCGAATACTTTTTAGATAAACAAAGACATAGTGCCATGGGGGATACCAGAATTGCCACTAGGTCTGGTAGAATCTGGCGCAAAATAAAGTCTAAGAAGACTGATAGACCAGTTTCAGTGGTCTCATTTTGGTGTAGACAGAAAGATGTTAGTGAAGAAGAACTCAAGACGATTAAAAAATGTTTTAAATCCGAGGAAATCTTCTGGGCTGCATCGGACTCCAAGAACTTCAACCACTATGGTGACAGTCATAGGGACACACCAGACGGGGAAATTAAAGAGTTGAAGAGTAAGATCGCCCCAGACCTATCTCACGATGATATCGTTGATATCCTCATGAGAGCACATACGGGTTACAAGATAACACCATACGAGAAGAAGATTGTATGGGAATTTCGAGGACACGACCCATCGGAAATTAAGCAAGTTACTGGTGGTTATCCAACCAGGGCAGAATACGAATACAGATCAAGATTTAGTGAAGAAAATGAAAAATGAATTAGAAAAACTATACGGTGAAATAATCGAAGAGAGTAGCCTCTCCCGTTTATGGAAAAAGACTCAAGAACATACCTGTGGCACTATTACTGCCTTTAGGGGTGATAAAACCTATGAGGAGAATACCAGAAATAATAAAAGACTACTCTCATTTCTCCAATCCAAGGGTTATTCGATCACAGGTATTCAAGGGACATACATTGAAAACAAAGATTCTGAAAATGAAAAAGAGGTCAACGAGAGATCCTTTTTTGTTTGTGATAAGAAACAAACTGGTGAGTTGGAAGATGATCTGTTCGATTTAGGCGTAGCCTTCGACCAAGACTCCGTGTTGATTATCCCTCAAGGGGGTGAGGATGCTTATCTATTGGGGACATCAAGGAGAGTGGACTCATATCCAGGTTACAAGAGCAAAGAGGTCGTGGGTAGTGGTAAATTTGGACAAGCGGCTGGTGAATTCCTCTCCAAAATCAAAGGTAGACAATTTGCCTTCGAAGAAGTGCGAGAACCCCAAACCATCAATGGTAAAAGGGGACAACAAATCATGCTCCGTGAGATGTTGAAGATGTTAGACGGTTGACATACACTAAAGGGATGATACCTTGGGGTGTATATGAAAAACAACAGAAAAAACAAACAATGGCTTCGCAGTAGGGATCAACGCAAAAACCCCAAGATATTCAACGTGAATATGGTTCAACTACCAAACGGTAGCTTTCATATTGTTGGTGGTGGGGCAGAGGTCGCAATCATGAGAAATCAACACTCCGTTGAATGGCATCCCGTCGATGTTAGAGATCTTGCTCGTGAAATGCGAATGAATGGCGTTCGCTCAAATTGAGTTGCGAGTTTAATATTGAAGTCGCACTTAAATATTAGGGGTGGTATTCACTACCCCTAATATTTTTAAAACATGGAAGAGGAATCAAAGATATATTACACACACGCCGATAAGAGAACATTATACACAGTCGGAGTAGATCCTAAGAAAGTCTATGAAGATGTTGGTGACACCGAACTCCAACAAGCGGAAATGACCGATAACCAGTGTAGAGACCTAATCCCGTCTGGTCTTTATTGCTATTCTAAAGACACTGATGGTGAAAATCAAATCTGTCCCTTCTGGGATGAGATGGATAAATTCCCATCACAAAACAACGGTTACTGTCACTATCTAGCGAAAGGTGATTGGCAACTGGATGATAGTGTCGGTCTATTGTGGGATCAGTGTAAGGAGTGTGGTGTGAAAGAATGGAACCAAGGTGACTGGCAGAAGAAGTTGAAATAGAATTAAGATTATACTCCACATATGAAAGTAAGTAAACAGTCCATGGAAAAATTGGGCTTCCAAAAGTTTGATGATGCTTGGCAACATAAGAAATACATCAGACTCAAATTTAATGAACCCGTTAAATGGGAGAAGGTCATCGAAGATGTTTACATCGAAGCATTCAATCAAGGGGGTCTACATAAACAATCCGAAATAAAACAAAAACTAGGAATATATTAAATGAAACAATTTGACATTAATTTAGTGGATCCTAATATGTTAGGTATCGTGAAGGAATACCCCAAAATCTTTCTTGAACCTTCAGATGAGGTATTACATTGGTATGAATCTGGACACGCTCCAGAGAAAAAGGAAGATCTAGTAAACCTCCGATTCGGATTTGAACATAAATCGGGCTGGAAGATCATCGTTCGACATTTCTGTAAAAATATTCAAAGGCTTTGTGATGATGCCAAGAAGAAAGGACACGATATTCAGTATAAATCTTGTATTATCAAAGAAAAACTCGGTGGTCTTAGATTCCAAGGTTTTCTTGAGGGTGTGGATCGGAAAGAATACCACGATCAATATTACGCCATAGTTGAAAAATATGAACAAATGTCATATGGTGTTTGTGAAATCACTGGCAAGGTAGGTAAACTCAGAACCAACGATACGGGGTGGATGAGAACCCTATGTGAAGAAAAGGCCGAAGAACTAGGATTTACAAACCAACCCCTCCCATAGCTCAATCGGTTAGAGCAAAAGTTTCATAAACTTTAGGTTGTAGGTTCAAGTCCTACTGGGAGGACCACTTTTAAGAATAAAAAATCATTAAAACGATAAATACAATAACAACCGCAGGTGTAGCTCAATTGGCTAGAGCGTCTGCCTTCCAAGCAGATGGTTGTGGGTTCGAGTCCCACCACCTGCTCCATTTATTCGGAATAGAATTAAGATTATCATTCCTGTATGAATAAAACGAGCACAAGGAAGACGGTAACCACTACCGTGGTGGATAACTATAAACTTGATGATATCCTTGTGATTTCCGAAAATCTGAAAACACAAGATAACCGTTGCACCAAGAATCCCATCTTCCACGTCCAAGTTCGTGAAAGGTTGTATGGGTTTGATCCCCAATGGAGTGATGAAATATTATGGATCGACACCGAGGACGGTGTGATGGAACTTCCTCATCCCAAAAACGAGGAGGAAGAAGAGGCGTATTCGGAACAGGAGTTTTACGTCGAGACAGGATATAATGATGTTTGGAAAACGGTGGAAGTGTGCTTTACTGAGAAGGGGTGTGAAGATCATCTTGAACTCAATGGACACAACTATCGCCACTACGAAGAAACTAGAATCTACGCCGACTCCATTCATAGGAATCCAGAGATGTTGGCGATTAGAGATTTTCTAATGTCACAAGAATAGAATTAAGAATAGAATACAAACATGTCAACAGGATATACACACAAAGTGGGGAATGGTAAAGTTACCGACCTAAAGGAATTTGCGTTAATATGTGCGAGAGCTTTCGGTGCTGCTATGCATCAGAGAGATGATGACGCAGACACACCGATAAAGACAGTTGAATCAACCGACTACCATCAAGAAAATATTAATAAGAATGAAAACCAAGTGGTGTGGTGGGGTGGAGTGAGTGATGATGGGGTTTTTGAGATCATGAAGCAGGAGCACGAAAAATCACTTGAATACAATAAGAAAACTTTTATGGAGAATCTTCAGAGTATTGCTAGATATAAAAAGATGTTGAGAGATGTTGAGGAATGGAAGGAACCAACACCCGAACACAAAAACCTCAAAGATTTCATGATCGAACAACTCCAAACTTCAATGGAACACGATAATATGCAAGACTATTACATGGAGGCGTTGGAAGAATTGACCACCAACCCTCCCCGTAAAGAGAACATTAAGAGCTATCGAGCAAAGCAAATCGAATCACTCAACTCTGCCATCGAGAGAGATGAGGAGCGTGTGCTAAAAGATCAAAAAAGATGTGATGATAACAATGAGTGGATCGAAAAACTCTACGAATCATTTTAATGATTGGGTATGAATATTTTCTGTATAGATAGTTGTCCTGAGAAATCAGCACGTTGGCTTGTGAATACTCACTGTGTGAAAATGATCACTGAAAGTGCTCAGATACTTTGCTCAGTGTTTCGTCTCCAAGACATTGAAGCTCCCTACCGACTCACCCACAAGAATCATCCGTGCAACAAGTGGGCTAGGACGAGCGAGGACAACTTCGTGTGGCTTGTCAACCACGGACTCTATATGGCAGATGAATACACTCAACGGTATGGTAAGGTTCACAAGTCTCAAGCAATCATCATCTGGTGTCTGGAGAATATGGATCAATTAAAATTTCCAGATCAAGGATTAAAACCATTTGCAATCGCCATCAAGGATGATAGTGTATGTAGAACATTGGAGGAATTCGATGAATCAAACCCAGTAGATGCCTATCGTCTATTCTATAAACATGACAAAGCACACCTACACAAATGGAAACGCAACAAACCAGAATGGATATGAATGATAAACTAATACATGTAAGACCACGAAGGAAGCTGAAGAAATTAAACATAAACGCGACAACGGACAAAGAACCCACCCCTTTCCAAAATAGAATTAAGATTACCCTATTGACAAATAGCAAAAAGATGCTTAAATGATTTCCGAGCAAAGAGAGTTCCTAAAACTTTTATATGCAAACAAAAATTACTCTCCGCTCAAATTTTCAACAACAAACAAAATACTAAACACAAAATAACAAAACGCTTTCGGACAAACGGAGTTCCTAAACAATTTTATGAAAAAAACCTACTCCCCGTCCAAATTTTAAACACTATAGGCAAACGAAGTTCCTAAACAATTTTATGGAAAAACTACTTCCCGCCAACTATCAAGACTATGAAAAAGACACTTAAATTATATAACGCAGTTGAAGCTAAAAATGGTGGTGAATACAAGATCCTCTCCGATTACGGAGTTATCGTTGAACCTTCTGCCTCTCACGCTTTGACGGATATCAAACGTTATTTAAAAGAATGTCAGTTGAATGGTCAACAGTTGAATGCTACTTTCCACAAGTCGTGGAAGGTCGTTCAAGAATCTAGTAGAGAGGAATTGGCAGTTCATCAAATTCTCCACTACCTTACGACATATGGAACTGGTCACACATCTTCCTTTGTCTACACACCCGACGAAGAGTTGGATGTGCCAAAGGTGGAGACTGTCTTCAAGGTCATTCGTGGTCTTGACAAGGATGAACTCATCTCCAAATGCCTAGATCTATTCAGTTCTGGTGTTGCTCTCAAGGAAGAAACCATCTATGATATCATGGAGGTTCTGTTAGACCTTGGCTACACCTTCACTGGTGGAGAGGATATCAAGAACAAAGAAGCTTTGATTCTCATTTGCAGAGAGCAAGGCATCGTTCCCAAAGACCCAGTGGAATTTCTCCGCTACATGGTTTATATTGCAACTGGCAATACCCTACTCATCAAGAACTCTCAAACAAAAACTGAGATCGTTTCCAATGTTATTGGTAGTAGAGATAAAAAGTTCGCACTTGAAAACGCATTGAGCAGGGCTGATAAGGAATCATTGGCTACGATCTTCAATCGCTTTAAGCCCATCTTCCTAGCATTCAAGCCTGTTCTTGGCGAATCGGGTAAGAGAATCATCAACAAGATTTCCAAGTTGAGCAAGACTCTCCACACACCCATCTCGTATAACATTCTCAACGATATTGGCTACTGCACCTACAAGGAGTTGGAAGCGCAAAGAGATAATCTTCTCAATGCTAACTTCTTTCAACTTGCACGTTGCATCCAATATCTGAAACAAAATAAAGAAGGGGATGCCAAGGTCTATCAGATCCGCAACGGTAAGTCTTACGTCAAGAGCCATGAAACCAAATTGGTTGCTCCTGTGAAGAAGACTCAGTTCCTTCTGAAGATCATCAAAGAGAAATACCCCATGAATGGTCTCTCCATCTACATCCCTAGCGATGTGGATTATGCTCTCCCCACTTCAGAGAAACTTTTCGTGGGTAATGTTCCAATGGGAACTAAACTCTCCACTGACAAAGGACTCGCAATGGGTATCTACTGGGAGAACTCTGGTGGTGCTAGAGACTTGGATCTCTCTGCTGTGTCAGAGAGTGCTAAAGTCGGTTGGAATAGAGACTATAATGATGGGGGTATTACCTACTCTGGTGATATGACCAATGCATCTAGTGGTGCTACTGAGTATATGTTGGCTGGTGATAATCTTAGTGAAGGTCATTTGATCTTTAACAACGTATTCACTGGTGATGCTAGTGGATCCGTTTTCGATGTGATCGTCGGTAAGGGTGATAATATCGGTAAGGAATACATGATGGATCCAAACAATATTTGGTTCTCAGCAAAGACTGAATCCATTTCCAAACAATCACTCATCGGTCTCATTCGAAAGAACGAGAAGGATCAGATGGAGGCTATTATTCTCAACTCTGGATTCGGTTATAGTCAAGTCTCTGGTGATTCTAACAAGAACACTCTCTTGAGAAAGGCATTGATCCATAGGTGGACTAACTGCTTCTCTCTGAATTATATCTTAGAATCCTGTGGTGCGAAGATCAATAACGAGTCACCCGACAAGTGCGACATCGATCTAACACCTTCCAAACTTGAGAAGGATACCATCCTTTCACTATTCAAAGAACAATGGAAGTAGAGAGAATGGTAGATATGTATTTAGAGATGAGATCATTAACTGTGAAAAGAAATTAATACATGGGAAACGGAACTCGTATTATTGGAAACTAAATTAAAAAAAAAGAAAATGAAGAACGAATCTGTGACGTGTCCTGAGTGTTATGGCTTTGGAGAGGATGAAGAACGAATCTGTGAAGAGTGTGAGGGATTCGGTGAGATTCCCGTGAAGAATAGAATTAAGAATAGAATATAGAACATGAAAAACACATTAATTAACTATCTAAGAGAAGAAGACACCAAACGACCCCGTGGTGTGGTAGTAGCTACCAAGAGGGGTGATGAGGTCTTTTATGGCTATTCCCTTCACAACCCCATCGATAAGTGGGACAAGGAGCTTGGTATCAAGAAGGCGTTAGCGAGGGCTGATGCAGATGAGTATCAACTTCCAGTAGTTCTTGACCGACTAGTGGAGGTCACTGATGGTCTCCAAAAAATGGAGAAACGTGCTTTGAAGTATTTCAAAGATATAGATCCAGAGAATGTGAAGTTCACAATCAACGAAGTCGAGGAGTATATCAATGACTGAAGAAAAAGTTCTAGCCATCCACGAATTGAGATACTACCATAGTGATAGTATCGGATTCGTCTTCACTGGTCAAACACCATCTTCAGATGAGGCGATTCAGAGACTAATCGACAACCTCAGAAGCTGGAAAGTTACAAAGGAGGATCCACTATTCTATACGAGAGTGGGTGACAACGCAGTGGCTTTCGTTTTTGATAGTTATTCTGGATTTAGAATGACTCAGTTCTATCAAGCATCCAAGCAATTTACCAGATTAGGGTTTTTCGAGATCGATACTCTGTGTTCATGGTTGAGAGAGCGTGAAAGTAACGCCGAAGTGTAGCCA